TTGTCGCATAATATATACAATGTAAGAAGTATTTTGCCTACGTTTTGGCACAACCCTCTAGCTTTTATAAAAGTATTGAGGGTACTTGGTTATATCTTAGCATCTATTTTTACAATGGTCTACATCTATTACCTACTACATCTAGTATGTCTAATTGATGATGCTTGCTTTGCTCTTAATTATGGAGTGATAAATGGCTAAATTTTCAGACGATACTAAGGAACTAGGTGCTTCAAGAGTTCCAGCTATAGTTTTGGGTCAGACTAAATTTTCAACTAATGAAAGAGAAAGACAAAAAACTATTCATGCAAGACAGAATATACCTACCATTGAATCTGACTTTGCACAAGATGCAAAAGAAAGAGGTAATTACCTGGAAGAAGCAATCATTGTTTGGTCAATAGATAAGCTTGCTAAGATAGGTGAGGGTGTTGCTGATGTCAGGGTACATGATGTCACTGATGGTCACAGATTACCTGACCTGGGATTGTGTGCATCTCTTGATGCTATCGTGCAGATAGATGGTGAGATCACAATGCAAGACCCTCAGACTAAAGGCCATATGGTTTTAACCGGTATGGGTGCATTAGAAATAAAGACTACAAACACTGATGACTTCCCCAGGCCTGACCAGGTTATTCAGCTACAGACACAGTTATTATGTAGTGGTTTGAAGTGGGGCATCATTGCTATCTTTGGGAAATCACAAAGACTAAACCTTGTACCTTACAAAGCTGACCAAGAACTCCATGCTATCATCATGGAAAAGGTTGCTGAGTTTTGGCAGAAGGTTGACATGAATGAGCCATACCCACCATTAGATAATGGTAAACCTTACACCATAAACCTAGACCATCTAAAGACTAAAAATGAAGTTATTCGTATAGCTATGGATTGGGCCAAGGCTGATGCCGAGGTAAGGGAATGGACTACCACCAGGCAAGAATGTCAGGAAGCATTAGAGCTTGTTATGGAACAGAATGATGCCGAGATAGCCGAGATAGGGGAGTACAAAATACTTAATCCTATCGTCAAAAGAAAAGCACAACCTGAGAAGTTAGTGCCAGCAAAAGATGCATCTTGGTATAGAAAATTTAAAATTGAAAAGAAGGAGAACTAAATGACATTACCAACTTTAAATCCAACTAACATGACTGAAGCTATTGAGTTCTCAAAGTTTCTAGCATCGTCTACTCACATACCAAAAGACTTCCAGGGTAAACCAAATAATATCTTGGTAGCTATTCAATGGGGCTATGAGATTGGTCTAGCTCCTATGCAAGCTCTTCAGAATATTGCAGTCATAAATGGTAGGCCTTCACTATGGGGAGATTCTATGATAGCCGTCTGCAAGGCCCATCCTGATTGGAGAGGTATTAGTGAGACTTATGTTGAAGAAGAAGATAAGGCTGTCTGCCTGGTCAAAAGAAATGTTCATGGTGAGATAGAAGAAACAACTTCTGAATTTTCATATAAGGATGCACAGCGAGCCGGCTTGACTAATAAACCAGGTCCTTGGAAAAACTATACGAAAAGAATGTTACAACTTAGGGCCAGGGGCTTTGCTCTCAGGGATGCTTTTCCGGATGCGATCAAAGGTTTAATCACTGCCGAGGAAGCTCAAGATTACCCTGAAAAAAAAGAGCCTAAGAACGTCACTGATAGCAGTAAGAATACTGATGTGATTGATGATATCAAAAACAAAGTTAAGTCTATAGAGAAGGCTAAAACTGACGTTAAATACATAATGCATTTTATTGGCCCACATGAACCTATTGTTTATGCCAATGCCAGTGATTTCATCATGAAATTTATAGATACATTATCTCAAATCGAGAAAAGCAATAACAGTCAGGACAAAAAAAATATTTTGTTCAATGATCTTAGACAAAAAAATATGGATGAGATCGCCAAGCTTAATTCTTTAGAACAATCAGAAATAGAAATGGAGATGGAGAAGTATTATGTCGCAGACAAAAATTCCGATGACTAAAAAACAAAATCAAATTTTTAATTTTATGAAAGAGTACTATGAAGAAAAAGGTGAGATGCCATTACAATGGGAAATAGCTGATCACTTTAACATTCTTGCAATGTCAACAATACAATTCCATCTTAAAGGCATGGAAGAAAGAGGGTGGATTAGAAAACTACCTGGCCGTAAAAGAGCAATAGCTCTAGAACTAGATGGCATTTAATCTTTCAATTAACCTATCGGCTCTTGCTGTTACCTGAGTGTAATAGCGAGAGTTTTTTAACTGCTTTCCACTTTCAACCCAGTCTCTATTTTTTACAGCTTCTCGAAACTTAACAAATTTAGATAAACGAGGTCGGCCCATATTGAACATGAGGTTGCCAATGATTTGTTTTACCTCTTCAGGAAGCTCATCAAAATCATCAAACAAAACTTTACATTCACTGATTGTACCCTGGACATCCATTTGGAAACATTGCTTCACTCTTTCTTGAGATACTGGAGTGCCTACTGGCTTACCATATTCTTCATCCCATTCAGTGACTAAATGTCCGATACCAAATGTAGGTAACCCAAGATGATCTAAATAGATTTCATCCTTAGTGCCTTCATCGATTATCAAATCTTCTCTAAGCTTTTCGATATCCATTAGGCAGTCGCTGTTTTCTTTTTCTTTTTAGCAAACATTCTAAGCTTCTTAAAATCAGATGCTTCCATCTTCTTTTTATTGCCTGACATCTTTGCAATTTTCTTTTGTTTGTTTGAATAACTTCCATAACTTCCTGGCATGATATTATCCTTTCTTTTAAGTTAAATCTTTATCTGCCTTCCTTGCTCCACCCTTGCCGGTGACAAAGGATCGAACTCTTCCCATAGCCCAAGCGTGGGCTGATGTCTTTGGTCTACTACCTGAAGAATAGTATGCTCCCATTCCTCTCTTGTAGACTTTATCTAATGTTGATTTACTATACCTTGATGCTCCAGGGATACTTGAATACTTCATCCTTTACTCCTTTGCTTACTTATTCTATCCATCATGGCTGGTGTAAGTTTACCTTCCTTATATAACCTGGCAGTCCTCTTAATCTCAGCTTCTCTAGCTGAAGGGTTCTTTGCACCAGCTACATATTTAACTGGTGTGCCTTTCTTAGTCTTAGGAACTTTGGCAAACTTTCGTTTGAACTTTTCTTTAGGGTAGGGCTTCTTCATTTTCTATCCTTTCCCTTTAGACGTTCTGCCGTTCTCATTCCAGCAAGGCCTAGCATTCCCATCAAAACCGGAAGCATAGTTGCTGTATCAGCCTGGGGAATAATAATTCCAAACCCAGCACAAATAGGACTGACTAGAAAATTGACCAGGAAACCCAGCACACATACCCAAGCTGTCGCTGGTCTCCAGGATGACTGAAACCAGTTACCTTTTGCTTCTGCTTCATTAACTTTGATTTGTGCCAGGGCAATCTCTTGAGCATGCTTCTCAGACATTGTTGCTATGTCATGTGCCAGCTTTGCCTTCTGATCTGCATCAGGAATAAACTTATCTAGTAAACCAGTGACTGGTCCTATCAATGCTTGTAACATTCTAACCTCCTTTTAACACTTCATTCAAACCAAAACCCTCTAGCAAAATTAGAGTAAAAAATAATAACAAGATTCCACCAGCTATAAGTTTCCCACTAAAGTTTGTTGATCCGATTTTGATTGCCACGAACTCATTACCTAATATTCGTAGAGACAACTCAAAGGAATTATAACTTACCTTAACACTGCCCCAATCTGATAATGGTTTTTTATCAGTCATTACTTTCCGACTTTCTTTTGTGCTAGTTTGTGAGCTTCTCCGAATGACATTCCCTGGAGCATCTTTGATCTCATCAATCTCATATGTTTAGATGTATGATGCTTTGAATGTTTCTTCATCGTATCTTCTTGACGTTTGGTAAGTTGTTTTTTTGTCTCCATTAATAGACCCTCACTTTTTTTGGATTAACCTTTGGAACTAACTTGCAAATACACTTGTAAGTTTTCATGCCGTTCTCAGTTTGTAATTGCTGTCCACTTAATTCCTGGGAGTAGTAAGTGCAATCGTTCACAGATTTAAAATAAATAGACCCACTTGATACCGAGCCGAGCATGCATGTCAGAATAAAGGCTGTCATATGAGACCTCTTTTTCTAGCAATGATTACCAGGACTGTGATGACACCACTGAATAGGGCAGTAATCAAAATACCTAAAACAACTTTTAAAATTATATCTTGGATTTTTTCTGATCTTTTCTTTCGTGCAATAGCAGATTCTTTTCTTCTTTTCCTGGCTTCTGCACAGTGAGCAAGGTAGTCATTATATAAATTTGCACGGCCATATAGTTGCATGAACTCTCTCAATGTTTCTTTCTTACGTCTAATCTCCTCTAGGGCCATGAACTCTTCCAGGTCATTATCTTGCTTACCTAAGAAGTTAGTCCATATACTATTTTTTCTTTTGTGAAGGTCTTGCTGAAGCTGATCTTCTGCACCTACAAATTTAGCTATGGCTGAACCAGCAGATGTAAGTTCTCTACCATTTTCTATAGTCTGTTTTATTATTGCATAAGCACCATTAGCTAATGCCAATGCTTCAAGCATCTCCTCACCTCACTAACAAGCCAATCAAAAGTAAAATTATTGAACCCATCCCAGCATACAAGCCGTTCTCCAACCTTCTTAATCTAGACCCTAAATCTTCAATGATTGTTTTCAGACTGTTAATTTCACTTTGTAGACTTGTCATAGTTGGTTTTGACATTACTCTTTAACCTCTTTCTTAGGCCTACCTTTTTTGACCGGCTTTGGTTTTTCTTCTTGTGCCTGGGGCTTTGGTTTTAATTTTGGATTAAGATCATATAAGTGTGGCATTATCCTACCTTTGAATTTTCCATTGCTTTTGTTGTTTCATCATTGCTAAGTGATGTCTTTAATGCTTGTAGATATTGTTGCTGTAATATATTGGCATCTTCAAAAGCATCTTTTAATTCATTGCTTTGCTTCTGATACTTGGCAATCTTGCTTACTAGTCTTATCTGCTCTACAGACAAATCTTCTTGCTTGTATTCTTTGCCATCAATATTGATTACGTTTGATTGTTCAGTCATTACCACGATACTCCACTTGCTACTGTTGGTGTTTTCATTTCTGCTATTTGACTAGCAATACTTGCTTCTATTGCTGTAACTTGATCTGATCCAAGAGCATCTTTCGCCCATTGTATTGCATCAGACTCTTTGATATCTGCATATGCCACAAAAGCACCTGATCCCAATGTTACACCTACAGAGCCATATGATGAGCCAGTATTCCCATCACTATCTGTATCACTTGCTCTCCAATGAATAGTTGTTACTACATTAGCTTTGCCATCTTGTGTAATATCTCTATCCATTGATGCTATTGTCCATGTTGCCATTTTATGCTCCTTCTAGTGCTGTTATTCTTGCTTCTAATTCTAATATGGTCTTGGTCAATAAAGGCACAATTTTAGATTGATCGATTCCTTGCATAATTGCCTTGCCATCTGCATCTACTTCATTGTGTGTGCCAGTAACACACTCAGGAACTACGGCTTGTGCCTCATGAGCCAAAAAGCCATCAACAAGTGTATTTGTTTCATCAGATATAAAATTAAATCTACAAGGTTTTAATTGCTTTAGTCTTGTCGTTGCATCAAAATCGTATGTGATTGATTCTTTTACTCTGTGGTCTGAAGTTGTGGCATATGTAACTGCTGTGTGTGTATAAGAAATTTTACCAGCTTCTCCACCTGATGAATTGAGAATATACATTGCATATCTAGTACCAGTAGTACCATCTGCTTGAACACCATATGCAACATTATTTTGCCTATTGTTTCCAACAATAATACTATTTCTACTTTGATTTGTATTTACGACAAGATGTGCAGGACCAAAACCACCAAAAGAAGAAGATGTGGAATTTATACCTACATCACCATTATTAAGAATACGCATACGTTCTGAGCCAGTTGTAAAAAATTTCATATCTGAGGGAACTGTAGTAGTAGTAGAACTAGCAGATTGATCTACAGATATCATTGCACCTTCTCTTGTGCTATTATTAGAATCTTGACCAGTAAATCTAATTTGACCTAATGCTTCTCCACTTGCAGTTACTTCAAATGTTCCTACTGTATTATTACTTGATTTTCCAAGTCTTAAATCTGCTACTGTGCTATTAGAAGTATGAAATGATAAAAGACTAAAGTTTGTATTTGTTCCACTTCCTTGTAAATTAAGACCAGTATCAGCGACATGCTCAAGAATGATTGTTTCACTTGTGCCACCAAAAGTTATTTTGGCAGAATCAGAATTTAAATCAATATCATCAGTTACTTCAAGGTCACCAGTAACTTTTGCTCCACCTGATACAGTTTCAAAAGTTTTACTATTATCGTAATAAAGGTTAACTGCACCATCAGTTACAAACTGTGCCATAGTTTCTGAAGAACCTTTTTGAATATTTATACCAGTACCATTTGTTTTTAAAAGCAATGTGCCAGTGCCAACATCTGCTATATTACTATCGTTCCCATCATGGTAGATTTCTAAATCAGCACTTGCACCAAGTTTAATCTTATCATTGTCACCCATGTTAAGATGAGTAGCTAAAGTAGTTTCACCAGTAACATCTAATGTGCCACT